CTTGCCGCCGCGCGCATAGGCGATCAGTCCGGGCTCGAACTGCTCGACACGGTTGCCGTCGGCGTCGACGACAGACGGGGCTAGCCCCTGATCGGCTTCGTCTGCGCCAAGGACGATGCCGACGACGCAGGCTTCCGTCTTCTTGCGGACCAGCTCGGCTTGCGTCCAGTCATCGAGATCGCGCAGCGCCCGCATGACCGGCGTGCCCCACGGGACGCCGCGAACCTGCGTGCGCTGCTTCTCATAGAGATGCAGCACGTCGCTCGCCGGGATGGCAAGACTGTTCAGGCGCTGGCGCGTGGTGACGACCGCGTCGCCAGGATGCTGGGCATGGAGCCAATAGGCGCGGCGGCGTCCCAGAGGATCGAACTCGATGCCCTGAAGCTGCCGCCCGCCATCGGCGAGATCGCCGTTGCGGGTGTTGTCCAGAAGATCGGCTTCGATGATCTGGATCTGGAGCGGCACGGCAAGACCATCGCTCAAGCGTCGCGGGCGGCGGCGGATCAGCACCTCGCCGGCCTCGATCATTTCCCGGACGGCAAGGGTCTGCAGCCCGAAGATGTCGAGCTGGCCGTCGGCGTCGCAGGCAGCTGACCATTCCGTCCAGAGCTTGTCCACCGTCTCGTCGAGCCTGGCGTCGCCCGTGGCTGCGCGCGGGATGATGCCGCTGCCGACGATGTTGTTGACCAGCACGGAGACGGCCTTCGCCGCATGCGGATTGTTGCGGGTGAGATCGCGCATGCGGTCGCGCAGCAGGCCACTGGACGCGGCGATCTCGGCATCAGCCGATGTTCCCGCCGCCTTCCAGCCGTCGGTGCGCCGCCCCTTGGCCGCGCCGTCATAGCCACGGGCATAGCCATTGGTCTTGGCGCTCAGCGCTTCGAAGCTGCGCCGCGCGAGCGCGCGTTTGACGCCTGCCTCGGGCGCTGCCCATGCCACCATCCGGTCGAGGAAGGTGATCTGGCTCACCGATCGCCCCGTCCGAACCCGGCATAGCCTGCGATCTGGCGCGAGATGCCAGAGGATGCGGTGATCTCGGTCTCGATGGTGCGGATCCGCTTCAGCAGGTCATCCGCTGATCCATACTCGACGGTCTTGCCGTCATAGCTGACCCGGAGCGTGCCGCTGGCATAGGCGCGCTTCAGCGCATCGAGTTCGTCGGTCGTCCAGGCCATGTCTGCTCCTCAAAACCATCTTCCGCGTGGGCCGAGCCAGTCGCTCTGCCGCTTGGTGGATGGCGGGTTTGGACGGGCAAGACGCCCGGCTTCGGTGTTCGATTGTGCGTCGTCATTGCCCGCTGGCAGGGGACCAACCTGATCTTCGAGATCGCGCCACTTGTCCTCTGACCAGCGGTCTGCGCCAGCGATCCAGACGGCGGCGCGGGCATAGACCCGGCAATCAAGCGCCTCGTTGCGCTCGCGAACCTTCTGCCATTCGAGCTTCTGAAACCCGCGCTTGGTCGTGATGGTCACAAGATGCTCGGCGACAAGCTGCTTCAGCCATTCGGCGTCCACACCCTGCGGAAGATGCACCAGCCCTGCCGGGCCCTGCGCTCCCTCTGCCGCATCCTCGTCGGTCGGCTTCGACAATCGCAGGAAACGGTAGGTCTCGGCCTTGAAGGTCGAAACCGCGATGGTCCAGAGCCGCGCACCGCGGCGGATCTTGCGGCCGCCTTCCGTCGCATCGACGAAGGTTGGCCCGGTGACGGGCGCTGCGCGATTGAAACCCTCGACGCCCTTGATGGGAATGACCTGCGCAAAGCCCTGCTGGCGCGCCCATGCATAGACGGCGGGCGCTTCGAAGCCCGTATCGATCGCCAGTTTCGACAGGCTCAGGCGAACGCCATGGGCGTGCGGCCATGTCTGGCCCAGAAGTTCGGTCAGTGCGGACCACGCCTCGGCGCTGTCCGGGCCACCGGGAATGACGATATGGTCCACAAGCCAGCTTGCGAGCCCGCGACCCCAGGCCCAGATCGAGACTTCGATGCGATCCTTCTGGATATCCGCGCCTGCCGTCAGGAACAGCCCGCCGCTCGGCACCGTGCCGATGCGCCATGGCTCGCGCCGCTCGTAGAGACGCTGCCAGTCCGGCGCTTCACCGGTTTCGATCCAGGTCTCGCCGAGGACGCCGTTCTTGAAGCTGCGCTTGGCCTCGTCGCTCGTCTGCGCTGCCTCCCACATCCGGGCGATGTCGGCCCAAGAGAGCCAGCCCACCGGTGAATAAAGCCCGGAGAGGTGGTAGCCGACCGTCGCCGCGTGCGTGCCGTCGCGTGTCGGACGCCATTCGCCGGACATCATCAGGGCAGTCTTGTGATGCTCCTCGATCCGGCCATCACAGGCTTCGCAGGCATAGTGCGCGGTATTGGGTCGCCCCTTCTCCCAGCGCAGGCGCTCGAAGCGGAGCCACTGGCGGTGATCGCAATGCGGGCAGGCCACGAAGAAGCGTCGCTGGTCGCTCGCCTCGAACTCGCGTTCGATCCGCGACACGCCATGGATCGTTGGCGTCGAGGTGAGAAATACCTTCGAGCGCCAGGAGAACGTGCGCGTGCGCGCCTCGGCCAGCGCAACCGGATCGCCTTCCTCATCGGCCGACGGCGGATAAGCGTCGACCTCGTCGAGAAACAGATAGCGCGCCGGCATGGAGCGCAGGCCGACCGCGCTGTTGGCACCGGTAATCACCAGAAGCCCCGCCGGGAATTCCTTCGATAGCACTGTGTTGCCCGCGTCGCGCGAACGCTGCGGTCTGACGCGCTCACGGAGCACAGGGCTTTCCGCGATCAGCGGATCGATGCGCTGGCGCGAGAAGCGCTTGGCCAGCTCGACTGTTGGCTGCACCGCCAGCATCGGTCCCGGCGCATGGTGGATGACATAGCCGATCCAGTTGTTGCCAGCCTCGGTGGCCCCGACCTGCGCTGCCTTCATGAAGACGATGCGCCGACACGGATGCGAGGGCGACAGCGCATCCATGATGGCGCGCATGTAGGGCGTGCGGTCGGTGCGATACCGGCCTGGTTCAGCAGAAGCCCGCGGGCTCAGAAACCGGTGCCGATCCGCCCATTCCGAGACGTTCAGCGAAGGATCGGGCGTCAGCCCATCGCACCAGGCGCCAATGAGTGCGTCGACGCCTTCGAAGGCGAACAACTCATCTGAAATCGGTTGCGACCTCGGCGAGATCGGCGAGGTGCGCTCGGACATGGGTCTCCAGAACCTTCTGCATCATGTGTGCTTCGAGGCCGATCTCCGCTGCCATCAGTGCCGCGATCCGTGCTGGCCAGTTTGCCCATGCGTCGCGTTCCTCGCGCGCCAGCCGGAAGACGAGCGCGGTGGCCCGCGCCCGGTCGATGACCTCGCCCTTCATGCGCTGCAGACGCAGTCGCCGTTCCTGAGCCTTAAGCACCTCGTTGGCGGTCTTGGCCTGCAGGAACGTGGTGCCGCCACCAGCCAGCGGCGGGGCCATTCCGCTTTCGCGCAGCGTGTCTCCGACGGCAGATAACGCCGCATCGGGAACGGGCTTCAGCCTGGCCTCGGCACCATCCTGAGGCTGCTTGGACGGGTCGGTCATCGACGCGCGCCGCGCATCGCTCGCCCGCACATCGATCGAACCGTCGGCATGAAGGACAAGCCGTCCCGACGTTTTTGCCTTCTGGATCGCACCGCGCGACAGGCCGACATGGGACGCGTACTGGCGCTCGCTCATGCCCTGCATGTCCGCTCCAAAAACATAATGTTTTGATGCACTTATTGCCTTGATAAGCGCGCCCGACAAAGCCTGTATGGGGTCACGAACCAGGGAGAACCCAGATGACCCGCGCCACCCAGAACGCCCAAGCCCTCGACGCCTTCATCGCCCGCAAGGTCGAGATCGACGCCATGCTGGCCCGACTTTCCGCCCTGAGCGACGAGCATTTCGACGTGCATCCCGACGAGGTGCATTGGGGCCATGTCGGGACGCTCGCCCATTACACTGAGCTGCTCAAGCGCATCACCGACAGCGCCTTCCGCGAAGGCGAACACGCCGAATGATCCTTCCGGCCATCGCGCCAGCCCTGCGCCTGCGGGGCTTGGCCTCGTAGAAGCGCCGCGATGGTCGCGGCGCTCTCGAACCGGAGGTTCCGATGACACAGCTTTCCGACACCCAAGCCATCATCCTGAGCGCTGCCGCCCAGCGGCCCGAGCGCATCGCCCTGCCACTGCCAGACAGCCTGCGCGGAGGAGCCGCCACCAAGGTCGTCAGCACGATGATCGCGAAAGGTTTTCTTGAAGAGGTCGATGCCAACCCGCGCCGGGGTGAACCCATGTGGCGCGAA